CGGCTTATGCCACGGTTACAGACGATACAACCACTAATGCAACCCGTTATCCCTTGTTTGCAAGCGCTACAAGCGGTAATTTAACGACTGAATATACTAGCAGTACCAAATACCAATTTAACCCGTCTACGGGCATTTTGACGTCAACTGGCTTTAGTGGATCAGGCGCTAGTCTGACGGCACTTAATGCTTCTAACATTTCTAGTGGCACTTTGGGTGTTGGTTATGGTGGAACTGGCTTAACAAGCACGCCTAGCAACGGTCAAATTGACATTGGAAACGGCACAGGATTTACCAGAAGTACGTTAACTGCTGGGTCAAATATCACCATTACCAACGCATCAGGATCAATAACAATTGCTGCTGCATCGGGTGCGGTGACTTTATCTGATGACACGACAACGAATGCGACAAGATATCCATTATTTGCTGCTGCAACTAGCGGAACGGTGTCAACAGAGTATACAAGTTCAACCAAATTACAATACAATCCATCTAACGGTGAATTGGCATCTCCCGAATTTAATGCTACAAACGGTATCCATGTTCAAGCAAATACGGTTTCTAGCAGTTATACGATACCTAGCGCAAGTACAGGTGTTTCATATTCTCCGATCAGCATAGCAAGTGGAGCATCGGTAACAATTTCGGCATCATCAACATGGAGACTAATTTAAGCGAAATCGTTTAAAATGTCTTAAATAGAGGGGGTTTCATGTCTAATTTAGTCTTTCAAGCTACTGGCGGTGGATCAGTAACATTAACAGGTGCAAATACCGCATCTTCTTTTAGTATTACTGTTCCTGCAACAACAGGCAACATGGTTACAACAGGTGATGTTGGAACGGTAACTAGCACAATGTTAGCTAGTGGTGCTGGTATGACATATCCTGGCGCAGGAATTCCTAATAGCACAGGTAGCGCTTGGGGTACATCTTACACAACGAGTGGTTCAGGTACTGTAGTTGTATTGAACAACACACCTACGATAACCAACCCAACTATTACCAATTACGTTGAAACACCTTATACGGCCAATAGTTCAACAGCAATCACTTTGTCTTTGACCAATGGAACTGTACAAATTATTACGTTAACAGGTAATGCAACAATCACAATGCCAACTGCTGTAAGTGGAAAGTCATTCACTTTATTGCTCAAGCAAGATGCCACAGGCTCACGCACAGTTACTTGGTCAACAGTTTCATGGCCTGGTGGGACTGCACCAACAATTACAAGTACAGCAAGTAAGTTAGATAAGTATGTATTTATTTCAGATGGAACAAGTTGGTTTGGTTCAACTGCTGGTCAGAACTACACATAAGGACTGCCATGTTTTCAAGCAATAGTTCACAAGTTAGTTCAGCGGCTAATTACATAGAAAATGTCTTTAGCACTTATCTTTATACAGGTAATGGCTCAACTCAATCTATAAATAATGGAATTGATTTGTCTACTTACGGTGGAATGGTATGGGCTAAAGATAGATCAGTAAGTACTTATTATGATGTTATTGATACTGTAAGAGGTGGAAATAAATCATTATCAACTAATGTTACTGACGCACAATATGTTGGTTCAGGAAGCATGGGCATTACTTCGTTTAATACAAATGGAATGACGCTTGGAAATAATATTTATTCAATCAATTCACCTGGAAATCCTGTTGTCTCATGGACATTCAGAAAACAACCTAAGTTTTTTGATGTTCAAACATTTACAACTGATGCAACTGGTGCAGCATCATTTAGCCATAATTTAGGTTCAACACCTGGATGTGTAATTGTAAAAACAACTGCAATAGCAGCAGATTGGTTTACTTGGCATAGTGGTTTAAATGGTGGAACAAATCCAAACCGTTATTTAATTAAATTAAACACAACTGCTGCTCAATCAAACCCTTTAGGTGCAACTGATTGGATTACACCAACGTCAACAACTGTTTCATTTCCGTCTGGTGGATATTTAAATGGTAATGCGACTTACGTTGCCTACATCTTTGCATCCAACGCAGGAGGCTTTGGATTAACTGGTACAGATAATGTTATTACTTGTGGGTCGTTTACTACTGATAGTAGTGGTTATTATTCTGTTAATCTTGGATATGAGCCACAATGGGTTTTAATAAAACCTACCAGTACCACAGGTAATTGGATTTTAATGGACACCATGAGAGGGTTTAGCCAAACTGGTTTTGAGGCTCTTATTCCAAATACTTCTTCAGCAGCGTTTTCATTAACAGGAACATATTCAAGCCCAAATGCTACTGGTTTTTCAAATCTTGTTGGTTCAAATCAATTTCCAACTTCAAATACATTTATTTACATAGCCATACGCAGAGGCCCTATGGCAGTTCCTACTACTGGGACTAGTGTGTTTGCAACCGTTCAAGATACATCAGGTAACCCAGAGTTTGTAACTACTTTTCCAGTTGATACATCTATCAATACAAATGCTGTGTATGGTGGAAACAATCAAATGGCATCTAGGTTGATTGGTGCTGCATATTTGCAAACAAACAGAACTAATGCAGAAGCAGCTGGTACTGGTTACAAGTTTGATTATCAAAATGGATTTGGACAAAACTTAGCAAACGATCCAAATTATTACGCTTGGAATTGGAGGCGTGCGCCATCATTCTTTGATCAGGTTTGTTATACAGGGGATGGGACAAATATGACGCTGAATCATAATTTAGGTGTTGCGCCTGAATTATTGATTGTCAAACGTAGAAGTGCCGCAGGAGGATGGTTTACATATAGTTCTGGAACTACAACGCCAAATAATTATTATTTACAACTTCAAACTTCAGATGCACAAGCAAATGCAGGTGCAGCAGTTTGGAATAATACTTCTACTACGTTTTTAGCAGGAACAGGACTTGGGTTAAGTTCTTCTGGATATACTTATGTAGCTTATTTATTTGCAACTTGTCCAGGCGTTTCTAAGGTTGGTTCATACACAGGAAATGGAACAACTCAAGCTATTGCGTGTGGGTTTACAGGTGGAGCAAGATTTGTTCTTATCAAGCGTACCGATACAACAGGTGATTGGTATGTTTACGATACTGCTCGTGGCATGACAACATTGACAGACCCGTATATTCTTTTAGATAGTACATCTGCTGAAACTGCTACCCTTGGTTCAGTTACAACTACAACAGGTGGGTTTACTGTTAACGCTTCAATATTGTCTGCCATCAATACAAACGCAGCAAATTACATTTTTCTTGCTATCAGCTAGGCATAAAGGAAATTAAGATGGAAATCAGAACTCAAGACGGTCAAGTGATGTTTGAATCAGAGTTTCGTAAACTCTACCCAAATACATCTTTCCCACAAATTATCAATGCAGAAACTTTCAATGAGTTTGGTGCTACTGTAATCCTAGAAGGCGCACAAGCTCAACCCACACGCTATCAAGTGGCGTTCAGAGATGGCGTTGAGCAAATTGACGGGCAATGGTTTACCAAGTATTCTGTTGCTGAGATTGATGATGAAGCCAAGACTGCCAAAGACGCAGAACAAGCTAAGTCTGTTCGTCAACAAAGAGATGAAAAGCTCAAAGATACGGATTGGACACAAGTAGCAGATGCGCCTGTTGATAAAGAAGCATGGGCAACATACAGACAAGCTCTCAGAGACTTGACCAAAGAATCAGGCTTTCCTTGGGACATGACTTGGCCAGAGCAACCCAAATGAAGTGGCTAATATCCGATATTGAAGCAAAAGACGGTGTAATCACATCGGCTAAATATCATGTTTCTTATTCTGATGATGGCATCACAGTAGAAACAGAAGGATATTGGACATTCAAAAAGGTTGATCCACAGGTCAAGTTTGAAGATGTAACCGAAGAAATGATTGGTCAATGGATTGAGGAAGACCAAATTGTTGACGGATATGCGGTGATAACTGATCGATTAAAAGAACAACATCAGGCATTACAAACACCAAAAGTGATACCGCCTTGGCAACCACAAGTATTTACGCCAAAGTTCTAAGGAAATAAGATGGCCACAGCACCTATAGACATTATCAGCAGAGCTTTAAAAGACATTGGTGCTTTAGAGGCGGGGGAGACGCCAACTCCAGAAGCAGCGCAAGATGCTTTTGACATGTTGAATGATCTAGTTGATCAGTTCTCCAATGAAGACATGATGGTTTTCTACAAGACAGAAATCATCTTCACATTAACTTCTGGTCAAACTCAATACACACTTGGCCCAGGTGGTCAAATCGGTGCTAGTGTCACGGCATCCATTAGTGGAACAATTCTCACAGTTACTGGCATTAATAGCGGTGCAATAGCATTGAACATGACCCTAAGCGGTACAGGCGTAGCAGCAGGCACTAAGATTACTCAGTTCTTAACTGGCGCTGGTGGCAACGTTAATGAGACAGGAACATATCAGGTCAACATCAGTCAAACCGTCCCATCCACGACCATTAATGCGTACTATGAGCGCCCTTTGGTGATCAATAGCGCCTTTGTACGGATCAACACAAGCTCTAACGGCGTGCCTATTTTGAACGGTGGTTTGGATTATCCTGTTGCCGTATTGAATATTGAAGACTATGAAATGATTGGTTTGAAGACGTTAAATGGCCCTTGGCCAAAGGCGTTGTATTACCAACCAACTGAAACGCTAGGTAACCTATTTGTATGGCCAAACCCAGCACAAGGTGAGATGCACATTTTTGCAGACACTTTGTTCACAAGGTATGGGTCTATTAACGACATCATTAACCTACCACAAGGTTATTCAATGATGCTCAGATGGTGTTTGGCAGAGCGTTTAATGCCCATGTATGGCAAAGCATCACCTACACAAATATCAATGATTAATGCTTATGCTGCACAATCTAAAGCCACAATCAAGCGCACTAATATGAGACCCGTTCAATCCGCTAGATTCCCTGATGCGTTGCTGATGAGTAAAGCGAAGGACGCAGGCTGGATTTTGGTCGGCGGCTTTAATAAATAAGAATTACATTTATGAAACGTAACACTTTTGAAGATGTTTGGAAATTTATAAATAAAAAACAATCTAATGATTGTTGGGAATGGACTGGCCCAAAAAACAATACAGGATATGGTTCTATCGGAGTACAGGGTTCACAATATTCAGCGCATAGAATTGCTTACGCATTAACAAATCCAAATACAATTGATTTTAAAGCACCTAAAGATAAAAAAATTAAAGAATTCATTTTGCATATTTGCGACAATAGAAGTTGTTGTAATCCCAATCATATGAAATTAGGAAATTATGATGACAACAATAAAGATGCAAAAGCAAAAGGTAGAAGCAATTCCGTTAAAGGTTGTAACCATAAAAAAGCTAAATTAACGCAAGAGCAAGCGGATCAAGTTAGAATTCTTAATGGTTGCGGATGGTCTTATACGGAACTAGGCAAAATGTTTGGTTTACATCCAAATAATATTTCTAAAGTTTCAAGATATAAAAGTTACTTGGAGAATAGACTTTGAGCGACTTTAATTTTGTTGGCGCTAGTTATGAAGCTCCTAGTATCTATCAAGATGCTCAGGAGTGTATTAACTTTTTCCCAGAAATTGACCCAACAAAACAACCTGGTGAGCGTGGTGTTGTTGCGCTTTACCCAACCCCAGGACTGACCACTCAAGTAGTGTTACCCGCCCTAGCTGAAGTGCGTGGAATGCGTACGGTCAGCGGTGGTCAGCAAATGGTTGCCGTTTGTGGCGCTTATGTTTACGTTCTTTCTAGTAACCTAACACCTAGCATTGTTGGGCTTTTAAACACCTCTACAGGGCGTGTAGGCATCACAGACAACGGTTTGAATGTCTACATAGTGGACGGTGCTTATCGCTACACATGGCGCATTTCTACCCCTAGCGCTGCGGTATTTAGAGGCGCTATTAGCGGGACAACATTAACCGTTTCTAACTTAACTAGCGGAACGATTGCGGTTGGCCAAAGTTTGTTTGGCATTGGTGTAGCTTCTGAGACGGTCATCACGGCAGGGTCAGGATCATCTTGGACGGTTAGTACATCACAAACGGTAAGTGCTGAACCCATGTCCACGGCAGCGTCTGGTGCTATTGTCACGGGTTCTATTGCTGGCACACTTTTAACGGTGACTGCGGTAACAAGTGGTACTTTATATCTTGGTCAAACCATTCAAGGTGCTGGGTTAGCTGCAAACACCATGATCACGGCACTAGGAACAGGTACAGGCGGTACAGGAACTTATACGGTTTCTACTAGCCAAACTATTGCTTCTGAAACGCTTTATGCTTTGAATTTTACCCAAATTCCTAGCTCAGACGGTGCTTTTACTGGCGGTAATACGGTAGATATTGTTGACAATTACTTTGTCTATAACCGTCCTAATACCCAACAATGGGCAGCATCGGATGCGTTGTCCCCAGTTACTCAGTACAACAGTTTTGCATCTAAGGATGGCGCACCTGATAACTTGGTGGCTTTGATTGTTGATCACCGTGAAGTTTATTTGATGGGTGAGGCATCAAGCGAGGTTTGGGTGGATGCTGGAACATCACCGTTTCCATTCCAAAGAATACCTGGCACATCCACTCAACACGGTATTGCTGCGCCATTTAGCGTTTCTAGACTTGGCAATAGCTTTGCTTATGTCAGCAGAAACAACCGTGGTCAAGCCGAGATCATGCAAATGAACGGTTATATTCCTCAAAGAATATCCACTCATGCCGTTGAGAACACATTGTTAAATCAGTATATTGATGACGCAATATCTTGGACTTATCAGCTAGAAGGCCATGAAAACTATGTGGTTTCGTTTCCAACTTTAAATCTGACATGGGCTTACGATGTAACCACAGGAATGTGGCACAAGTGGCTTTACGTCAATGATAGCAACCAATTTCAAAGACACAGGGGCAATTGTTCTGCCGTGTTTCAAGGCATGGTGTTGGTTGGTGACTATTCCAACGGCAAGATTTATGAGTTAGACACCAATAATTACACGGATGACGGTGTAAATATCAGGCGTGTCAGGCGTGCGCCCCACTTGGTTTCTGATCTACAACGGCAATATTTTGCCGAGTTACAAATTCAATTTCAACCTGGCGTTGGGATTGGTGGGTTTTCTACGGTAAATTTGCCAAGTGGAGTGACTTCCAATACAATTTACTTAGGTTCAACATATACGTTAACTGCTGATCAAACCTTAAATATCAGGTCTTTTGAGACTTATGTGTTGGGTAACAATCAGCAATTGTTGCCACAATCCACTTTGACTTACCCCCAAGCAATGTTAAGGTGGTCAAATGATGGTGGTTCTACATGGTCAAATGAGCATTGGGCAACCGTTGGTCAGCAAGGTAAATATAAGAATCGTGCCATTTGGCGTAGATTGGGAATGGCTAGGGATAGAATCTTTGAGGTGTCGGTAACTGATCCTGTCAAGTTTGTAATTGTTTCGGCTAATTTGAAAGCTGAAGGGGCAGAAAATTGAGCATTACCCAAAACACCAAACAGATTCAACCTTATCCACAATCTGAATTTTTGGACAAAGTGACAAATCGGCCAACTAGGGCATGGCAACAGTTTTTTCTTAACTTGTTGAACTTCTCCTCGGCTACTACGGCAACTGCTGGATCGGCAACGCTTCCAAGCAATCCCGTAGGGTTTATAAATATTACTGTGAACGGTAAACAATTTAAAGTGCCGTATTACAATGTATAAATGGGGGAAAAATGGACATTTCAACAGTTAATAATGCCGTAAACCAAGCGTTTACGTCTAGCAATCCTGGTGGCGTTGGCACAAGTTATGGCCAAGCTAGTGGTTCATTGGTAAGCCAAGCAGCAGCGGATCATCCAGAATTAGCAAGTGCGTTATCTAGCGGAAATGTTTCTCTTGGATTCAATGCCGATACTGGTCAAAGCACCTTAATCAATAGCCAAACTGGTCAAGAGATTCAAGGTAACTACACGGTATCTTCTACTCCTGCTGGCGGTGTAGCCATCAATTTGCCCTTGTCCAATGGCGCAATGGTTCAAGTAGCATCAGGTGTTGGTCAAAACGGTCAAATTGCACCTGTCACGGCAAGCAATGTTTACAACGTAGGATTGAACGCTGGTGCGGGCGGTTTAACTGGTGGATTTACAGATTTAAAGCCCTTGTTGACGCAAGCTGCTTTGATGTATGGTGGCAGTCAATTAAGCAATTTATTAGGTGGTGGTCAATCTGCATTAGATGCTGGCATGGGTGTTTATCCCACTGCTGGGGTCAATCCAGAATTATTGGGTCAAGCATCAGCATTGGATGCGGGTCTTAATGCTTATCCATCAACAGGTAATGTGGGTAATTTGTCGGCACTAGATGCTGGTGAAAATGTTTATCCATTAACCAATGTCAACCCACAAATTAACCCAGCAGGAGCAACTACATTAAGCAACATTGGTGGTGCAACTAATGCTGTTACTCCAGCGACAGGACTTGGTTCTGCTGCAACTGGATTAGGAACTGCTGCTACTGGAACTGCTTTGGGAGCAGGAACAGGTGCTAGTACAGGTGCTACAAACGCATTAGGGTTAACACCATTACAAACTGCAATTGGTGGAACGGCTTTAGCGGGACTGGTAGGAACTAATGCTACCAATAATGCTATTTCCAATGCTGCCAACACACAAGCCCAAGCGGGTCAAAATGTACAAAATACGTTAGGCGGTTTGTATAGCCAATACGCACAAGCACAACAACCTTACCAAAATCTTGGAACAGGTGCGGTTGCTGAAATACAAAAACAAGCACCTTATCTAACACATCAATTCAATGCTGCTGACTTGCAAGCGGGTTTAGCACCTAACTATGATTTCATGTTGCAACAAGGTTTGCGTGCTAATCAAAACGCTGCCAATGTTGGTGGTGGATTACTAAGCGGTAATACTTTGCAAGGTATGCAAAACTACACGCAAAACTACGCACAAAATGCGTATCAGAATGCCTTTAACAATTACCAGACACAACGTCAGAACATTTATGGTAACTTGTCTAATGCTGCTGGATTGGGTCAAACTGCACTTGGACAATTAGGTCAAGTTGGTAGTAATTTGGCTCAGACTTACGGTAATGTCACCACAGGATTGGCAGCTTCTCAAGCAGGCGCACAGACTGCTCAAGCGGTTAACAACGCAAATCTACTCAGTAACTTAGCCAAAGCAGGCACAGTTATAGCACTCGCATAAGGATAAATCATGGCAACATTTACGAATTATCCAACAACACAACCCATGCAATTAAGCGATATGCTAGGTGACATATCTGCTTTACAACAATATAAGCAACAACAACAGTTGATGCCTATTGCTTTAGAAAAAGCACAATTAGAAATACAGAAAGCTAGAGAAACCACTAATCCAGAAATTGAGCGTATAAAGTCTTTATCTAGACAACAGTTAGGTACTGAACAACCTGCTATTACTCAACAAGAAGAAGCAGCAAAACAAGCAAAGATCAAATCATTAAATGACCAATTTGCTTACGATAAAGACTACAACGCACAAATCAATCAAAAGTTGGGGGGTTTTCTCAACGACAAAAGATTAAAAGGTAATCCTAGTGAAGTTTTGTCTGTTCTAAAAGATGCAGAAAATGAGGTTAAGTTATTAACCAAAAGCGATCCTGATTACGAACTAAAAACAGAAGCTAGATTTGCACCTTTAAAAAATCTAGTAGTTTCTGGAAAACACGTTAATGTTGAGCAAGCATTAAAAAATATCATTCAATCTGGTATTAGCCCAACATCACAACAAAGTTTACAAGGCAAACAACTTGTTACTGTTGGTGGTGCGCCTGCTGTGTTTAATCCCTTATCGGGAGCAGCAGAACCATTAACAATTAGTGAACCATCGGCAACTCCTCCTCAAGGTCAATTTCAAGGTCAACCACAAGGTCAACCTCAAGGTGGGCCAATACCCCCAGGTATGGGTTTACCTCAAGGATTACCTCAAGGTGTATCATCAACTCAAATGTCATTGCCTTATCCTGTTCGCAAGGCGGGGGATATTCGTCCATTAGCCCCCAATGAGGCGGTGGATACAGAAAAAGGCGCTGCTTATCGTAATAGCTTAACCACTAGACAAACGGATTTAGCAACATCTAAACGTAATCTAGATGAAGTGATTGCTCAAGCTGACAAAATAGCAAAAGAATCTACTAAATTCATGGGTTTGGATACATCCACAGGAGCGTTAGGTGGTTTGGCTAGAGGTTTTGCTAATATTGTCGGTGATCCTAAATACAAGCAATTAAGCAAAGATTTGGCTAACGTTCAGATTGCTAATATCCAAGCACAAGGTGGTTCTATGGACACCGTAGCTGGTCAACAATTGCAGAAAATGGCCAATGGTGATGAGACTTATCCTCCAGAAGTATTGAAAAACATTGCAAGACGCACTTACGCTGATGTTCAAAACTTGGATATGCAAGCAACCGCAGCATCTAAGTTTGCTCAAAAGTATGGCGATAGCAACCTCAATGCCTTTAAACGTATGTGGTCACAAAATGCCGATTCCAAGGTATTTGAAGCTATTAGCATATTTGAAACTGTTAAAGATAAAGCAGAACGCAATAAAGCTATTAATGACTTGTTTGGATCAAATCCTCAAGCTCGTGAGCAATACTTCAAGAAATACAATAACATCAAGAAACTAACCGAAACTGGGGAACTCTAATGGATGAATTGGGCGAATTGATTCTTGGTGAAAGACCAAAGGTTGAACGTCAACCTAATATTGTTGCGCCTAAAAAAAGCCCGATGAGTGGCTTAAATCCTCAGTTACAACCCAAAGAAGAAAAACCTGATGAACTTGGTCAATTGATTTTAGGAACTGGTGAAGTACCTAAAGAAGTCAAAGAACGTGGCTTGATTGAAAAAGCCATAGGATTAGGTGAGGCAGGACTAAGCACATTGTCAGGTTTGGTTGCAGCGCCTGTTGGTGCGGTTGCGGGTATCGGTGGCACATTAACTAGTGGTAAATTTGGCACTCCAGAAGGCATTAAAGCGGGACAGAAGACTGCCGAGCAAGTTCAACAAGCGTTGACATTCCAACCTAGTTCACCAGAAGGTCAGCAATACATTCAGCAATTACAAAGCGCATTTGAAGCCAGTAAATTGCCTCCTGTTGGCGTTCCAGAAGTTATGGGCATGGGTATGGCACAAAGACCCAAGCCTGTTGAAATGCCTAAAGTCAGAATTGAGCCAGTAGCACCTAGAGGTGGATTACAACCCGCTGGTGCTGCCGCCACAACCAATCGAGCCATACTTGAACAAGCTATTGCACAAGTTTCCCCAGAGGTTGCAACAGAATTAAAGACTGTTAATCCTAAAGACATCAATCCAAAAGCCTTGGCTAACATTACTGAAGCTGAGTCTTTGAAATATCCTGTTCGATTAACATTAGGACAAGCAGCAGAAGACGCTAATCTTATTTCTAGAGAGCGTAATGATCGTGCCGTTCAACAAGAATATTTGCAACGCTTCAATGAACAAAATAAAGCATTGTTGAACAACGTCAATGATGTTAAGGAAACAACTGCCCCTGACGTATTTGCGCCTAATTATGTGGCTAATGCTGAAGGTGCAATGGAATTTGTTGGTAACAAAATTAAAGAGAATGAGAAGGCCACTAGCGAGGCTTACAAGGCATTAGATGAGTTTGGCGCAGGCAAGATACAGGTTGATAGCAAAACATTCGCTGACAACTCTTTAAAAGCCTTAACTGAAAAAGAAGACATAGACTTTTTGCCATCGGTAATCAAATCTAAAATTGATTCTTATATTAATGGCAAAGAGATGAACTTTGCTCAGTATGAGAATTTAAGAACACAAATAGCTAGAGAAACACGCAAAGCTCAAAGAGCAGACGATGGCAATGCCGTACACGCATTAACTTTGGTGCGTGGTGAGTTAGAAAAGTTACCTTTAATTGGTGAAACTGTAGAGGCCAAAGCATTGGCAGACAAAGCTAGGGCGGTTGCTAAGTCTGAATTTGATCTAGTCAACAAAGATAGCCCTGCTTTTAATAAGATTTATGCTGATATTGTTAATGGCAAAGCTGATACTAAAGACTTTATCCAAAGTGCGGTGCTTAGATCAAAGAATGCTGATTTTGCCAAAACGATGGAATTGTTTAAAGACGATCCTGTGGCCACTCAGCATTTGCGTGCTGGTGCATTAGATGTCATTATTAAAGACGCAACTGATGCAAGCGGTAACTTTAAACCAGCAAAATTCAACAAAGCAATAGAAAACCTTGATGTCAATGGGAAATTAACACCATTGTTTGGAGAAGATGCTATAACCTTGAAAAAGATTGCTAGAGCAGGTCAATTGGTTGAGGCTAGACCAACAGGGGCTTATGTCAATGAACCTAACACGGCAATAGAAATGGCAGCGCAATACGCTAAAAGATTTGCAGCACAAGCACCTATTGTGGGTCGTTTTGTTGAACCAGGTCAGCAATTATTGCAAGAACGTGCTTTGAAAAAAGAAGTTAAGAAATCCTTAAAGCCTGGTGCAGGCGCAAAACTTTCAGACATAGGAAAATAACATGAGCGTCAATCTTTCACCTGTCGGCAACGGCTTTCAATTTTTTACCACAACAGGTTTACCATTAGCTGGTGGGTTTTTGTATACCTACCAAGCTGGATCAACCACACCGTTAACCACTTACTCTGATGTGAATGGCGCTTATGCCAACACAAACCCTATAGTGTTAGGCACAGATGGCCGTCCACAGGTAGAGATTTGGTTTACCAGCGGTTACTCATATAAATTTGTATTAACAGACTCAAGCAACAATGTCATTCAAACACTCGACAACCTTTATGGAATCATTGGAACAACCCCATCGGTATCAGCCGTTCCAGCAGGGGGAATCATTATGTGGAGTGGGTCTATTGGTTCTATTCCTAGTGGTTATGTTCTTTGTAATGGCTCTAACGGTACTCCTGACCTGAGAGACAGGTTTGTAGTGGGTGCGGGTAACAGTTATTCTGTTGGTAGCAACGGTGGTTTTGCTTCTAGTGGCGTGGTTACAAGCGGTGGCACTAACAATCCACTTTATTATTCACTTGCATTCATTCAAAAGACATGAGCGATACTGAAAGGGACTTGGCCGTCCATGTGGCCGTTTGCGACCAACGCTATAAAGAAATTGCACAATCACTTAAAGAAGGTGAAAAGCGCATGACCAAGATTGAGTATTTGCTCTATGGGGTTATGTTGTGCGTATTGCTTGGCCCTGGCGTTGCTGGTTCGTTCTTTCATAAATTCTTTGGGATGTAAAAGATTGATCCGTTTACCCTTGTTGCATTGGCTTCTAGTGCATTTAAACTGGTTAAAGAATCATGTGAAATGTACAAGGAAGGTCGACAGTTCGTTGTCGATGCAAAAAAAGAAATTGATGGTGTTGTAGGTGATTTAAAAGGTGTACAAGAAGACGCTAAAGGTGTTTGGGCGTTTTTAACGGGTCTTTTTGGTGGCAAAAAACAAGAAATTCAACAAAAAACTGTTGAAAAGCCTGTTAAAAAGGTAAAACAAAAGCCTGCTGAGTTTGATGAGAATAAGATTTATGCAGATGTAGCTGATGCCCTGACCAAGTTCTTTCATGCGTACAACGGTTTGCAAGCCTACAAGATGGAACAAGAAGCTAGTGCGCTAACGGTAGGGGATGAGGAAGGTCAGGACATTGCAATAAAGTTAGTAATTGCTAACTTGCAAATGGAAAAGTTAAATGAGGAAATGAGGGAGTACATGGTTTACCACGTTCCTCCTGAGATGAAAGATTTGTATAGCCGAGTCAATGACATGATTGGATTGATTGCCAACAAGCAGCAGATGGCAAGAAAGGCAGAGTTAGACAAAAAAAGGGCATTGGCATGGCAACGAAAACAGGTTATAAACCGCCTACAAAACAGGGTTATGGTGGCAATAGTAACCAGCCTAGTGATCCTGTGGACATGGCTAATGATTCTGACGATGATTCCTTCTTCGTCATCGTGATCATTGTTTTGTTGGCCTTAGTGATGTTTATGATGCCTGTGTTGATGTGGATGTACATGGACATCAGACAGACTGAAATTAAAGTTCAGAAGCTGATTAAGAAACTTGAGGAGAAATAATGTTAACCTTGTTAAGCACTTTAATATCATTCCTAATGTCAGGTACGCCTAAGATATTGGAATTCTTTCAAGACAAATCTGATAAAAAGCATGAACTTGAGTTGGCTCGGATGCAAACTGAGCGTGAAATGCAATTACTTGCTGCTGGTTATGCTGCCCAGGCTAAGATTGAGGAAATCAAGACAGATCAGATTGAGATGCAAACCACGGCTCAGACCACTCAGGCGGTCATTGGCGCACAACAAGCTGAAATGCAAGCACTTTATGCCCACGATATAGCGATTGGACAGGGCGCTAGTCAATGGGTTACTGACCTAAGAGCGGCTACAAGATCAATTCTTACCGTGGGTTTTTATTTGTTATTGGTGCTTTTGGACATAGGCATCTTTGTACATGGCATGATTCATGGCGCAGATTTCAACGATATGGCCAACCAATTGTGGGATGAAGACACTAGAATCATGTTTGCAGCTATCATTACCTTTCACTTTGGTGGGCGTGCTTTTGGGAAAAATGGATCGTGAATGTCAGTTCTAAGGCAATTGAAGTTATTAAACACCATGAAGGGGTTCGGTACAAACCGTATCGATGCCCTGCATTACTACACACAATAGGAGTTGGTCATGTTTTATACCCAGATCAAGCAAAATTACCTCTTGCTGAAAGAAGCGCTTATCAGCTTCGTGACCAAGATAATCGACAGTTTAGCCCACAAGAAGTAGATGGAATACTTAAGTCAGACCTTAGTCGATTTGAACGAGGCGTGGAGAAGTTTTGCCCTGTACCCCTTACACAAGGTATGTTTGATGGCCTTGTTAGTTTTAGCTTCAATGTCGGTCTTGGAACGCTGCAAAGAAGTACGCTTCGTCAGAAACTTCTTCGAGAGGATAAAGAAGGCGCTGCGGAGGAACTTCTTAAATACTGTATGGCGGGCGGTAAAGTTTTAAAAGGCTTGCAAAATCGTAGAATTGATGAGCGAGCAATGTTTCTTTCTTAGGAGTAATTATGGCAACGAACTTTAAATTCACAAAAGGTGAATCAAAAAAAGAGATGGACAAGCATTTTGTCGTTAAAAAAGAATGGCAAAAAGAGCGTGAACACGTGATGAAACTCGAAAAAGAGTTAAAGGCCCACGAAAAGACAGACATTAGCCACGCCCATCCTAGACATAGCCCAAGCGGTACAAATCAGCCACAGGCAGGCATTCCAGCACTACGCAAGGGGTAAGTATCTCTTGAGGTACAAATCGCTGACAGGCACGCCTCTTGGCCATTGGTCGGTGATTAAAAGAAAGTGGAGCGTCTTGTAGTGTGCGTTTAGCCACATTTCCTGACGTTCTGCTTTGGTTAAGCGCACGCCTTGGTCAACCTCATAATGGCACTTTTGGCA